ATGACCATAAGCAAACGACAAAAGGCGATCCTGCATGTCGCCAAGGGCAAGCTCGGCCTTGACGATGACACCTATCGGCTGGTCCTGGTCAAGATCGCCGGCGTCACCACGTCGAATGACCTGACGCAGGACGGGTTCGAGGCCGTGATGGGGTTCTTCGATCACTGCGGCTTCAAGCCCACCGTCGCGGCCGGCGCGTCCTATGGCAACCGCCCAGGCTTTGCCTCGCCCGCCCAGGTCGAATTGATCCGGTCGCTCTGGATGGAGGTGCACCATGCCCGCGACCTGGACGAAGGCGCCTTGAACGGTTGGCTGCGCAAGTTTTTCAAGGTGTCGTCGCTGCGCTTCCTGCCAGCCGACACCGCCCCGAAGGCGATCACGGCGCTCAAGGTCTGGAAGGGCCGCGCGGCCTGATCAAGCTTGCGGGTCGGAACAGGGGCGGTGCCGCGAGGTGCCGCCCCTTTCTCATACCCCCGTTTTTTCGCCGTAGGGCGGCCTTCTCATCTCTCCGCTACCGTGCACATAAAACGCGCGGACCCCGTTTAAATTTTGAGGAGAAGCGTTCAATGAGGCATGCCCGGCCCGCGTCCTCGCTGTGACCGATGCAGATCGCGGGAATCGGGCCGAAAGCGGGCACCGAGTTGGGGTCGAACCAACATCGATTCCCTGCATCAGAGTGCAGGCGAATTCCCTTTACCGGTCAGGTCACCGATGCCCGTGACCATGATACCCATCGGGCTGGCCTTGCTCAAGCCGCACCAGCACCTTGACCAAAGCTGCGCGATCGCAGATATTTACCCCGCCGCGTCACCTGGAGCCCGGCTGGAAAGGGCGGTTTGTCCGACGGGACGAACAAGTGCTGGTTCGATTCCGGTCAGGCGGCGCGGCGCCCTTTCCCCTCAAGGGTAAGCGCAGACCGTTGAGGTTATAACGGCATCCCGGCTTTTCCTAGAAGTTTCCGTACCGCGAAACATCAGGAAATCAGCCCGTGATCGTCAATTCCGAAACCCTCGCCCTGGCCTTCAAGGGGTTCAAGACCGTCTATTCCGAAGCCTATCTTGAGGCACCGTCGCATAGCGATAAAATCGCCATGACGGTTCCCAGCGCCAGTCGCGACGAAACCTATGGCTGGCTCGGCATGTTCCCGAAACTGCGGGAATGGATCGGGCAACGGCAGGTGAACAGCCTCAAGGCGCATGGGTTCACCATCACCAACCGCAGCTTCGAGAGCACGGTTTCCGTCAAGCGCGTTGACGTCGCGGATGACCGCCTGGGCGTCTTCAAGCCCTTCGTGTCGGAAATGGGCAGGACGGCGAAACAGCATCCTGACGAACTGATTTTCGAATTGCTGAAATCTGGTTTCAATTCGGCCGGTTTCGACGGCAAGAATTTCTTTGCCGCCAATCACCCTGTCGAGATCGATGGCAAGGTGACCAACTTCAGCAACATCCAAACCGGCACCGCACCGGCATGGTTCCTACTGGATACCAGCCGCGCCATTCGTCCGATCATTTTTCAGAAGCGCGAGGATTACGAGTTTCAGTCGCTTGACGACTCGAACTCGAAACACGTCTTCATGAACGACGAATATCTCTATGGCGTTCGGGCGCGCGTGAATGCCGGGTTCGGCCTGTGGCAGCTGGGCTTCGGCTCGAAGGCCGAGCTGAACTCTGGGAACTATGCCGCAGCACGGGCGGCAATGATGAACTTCAAGAGCGACGGCGGCCGAATTCTGGGGATTACCCCCACAGTCCTGGTGGTGCCGCCGCAGTTGGAAAGCGACGCGCTGTATCTGCTCAATACCGAAACGACGGACGGCGGCGGCTCCAACCCTTGGAAGGGCACCGCCGAACTCATCGTCACCCCTTATGTCGCCGACTGATCCGGGAAAGGAAAGATCATGGTTGCTTTGACTTCCGACCGTAATACCCCGGAACGTGTCGGCGATCTGCGCGCCGGCCTGACCGCTGCCAACGTCCGGATTTTCGCCGGCGGGCTGATCATGCGCATCGCGACCGGGCATCTGGCACCAGGCGCCACCGCAACCGGCGCTGTCGGTGCAGGCCGGGCGGACATTGCCGCGAACAATATCGGCGGCACGGCGGGCGCCGTCTCAGTGGACTGGCGCAAGGGCATCTTCCGCTTCGAGAACTCGACCGCCGCCGATCTGATTACCATCGCCGATATCGGCAGGCTTTGTTTCATCGTTGACGATTGCACGGTTGCCCGGACCAATGGCAGCGCCACGCGCTCGCCCGCCGGCGTGGTCGAGGACGTCGATGCCATTGGCGTCTGGGTCCGCCTGGACGAGGCTCTGACGCGGGGCCTAGCATGACCGATCCCATCGAATTCGCCGTTGACCTGGCGCTGACCGCCGAAGGCCAAGCCCCGGAATGGGTCCATCTCTTGCCGCTCGGGCGCTTCGCGGCCCGCGATGGGCGGGTGTTCGACAATTCTGACCCCGATGCGCTGATCGCCACCTTCGGCGCGCGGGCGGTCGATCTGCCGATCGACTACGAGCATCAGAACGATCGCCCGGAGGCAAAGCTGAACGGTCCGATTCCGGCGGCCGGCTGGGTGAAGGAGCTGATGCGCCGGGCGGATGGTATCTGGGGCCGCGTCGAATGGACCGCGCGCGCCCGTGACATGATCGTCAACCGGGAATATCGCTATCTCAGCCCGGCCATCAAATACCTGAAGGCCGGCGGCAAGGTGACCATGATCAAGGGCGCGGGTCTTGTGCATTCGCCTGCGCTGCATCTGACTGCGCTTGCCGAAGAGGGCCAGGACGGTGACAAGCCCAGCATCGCCGCCCAGGTCGTGGCAGAGGCGCTGGGGCTTGCGCTCGATGCCAGCGAAGCCGACATTCTGGACCTGCTTCAACGCCTGCGCGACATGCTCGGCCGGGTGACGGGGGCCAAAGGCGCCGTCGCGCAGCTGGCCGAACTGGACATGATCGCGCGCGGCCTTGGGCAAGAAAACCGAATGCCGCGCTATGCGGAGGGTGAACCCGACCCGGCCCGCTTCGTGCCGGCGGAGACCCTGCAAGCGGTCCTGACCGAGCGCAATGAGGCACAGGCAGTGTTGCGCGAGCAGAACGCCAAGGCGCGGGTCGATGACGCTTTCGCGCGGGGGTATCTCTCGCCCGCCATGCGCGATTGGGCGATGGCCCTTTGCATGTCCGACCAGGCGAGCTTCGATCTGTTCATCGAAAAGGCGGTTCCGCCTTATGCGCATCTGTTCATGCCCGCGACGACCTCGGCCATGCCGCCCGGCTTCGCCTCAAATGGCGGCGCGGCCATCCGTTCGGCCGAGGAAATCGCGATCTGCGAGCAACTGGGCCTCAAGCCCGGATCGCTTCTGGATTGACCGGATCGGGCCGTGACGGGCGGCCCGTGCCTTCGGTGGTGTGCCTGATGCGCCTCCGAAACCCTGCGCTCCGGTCGCGCCCCCTCCTGGGCGGCCGGAGCGCAGATCCACCGCGAAAGAACCGACATGACGCAAAACGCCAGTTCAACGCCTGATGAAGCCCTGTTGCAGCATGTGGCGGCGCATCGACCGGGCCGGCCCGGAAAGATCGCCCTGGACCCCGAATTGCGCGCCTTCATCGAAGCACGGCTTTCGCACATGACCTTCGCCGAGATCGAGGTCGCGGTGGCGGCGCATTTCCCGCCCGACCGCCGCACCAGCCTTAGCGCAATCCATCGCTGGTGGCAGCGGATGCAGCGGGACAAGACGTGATCCCGAACAGCCGCCCGCCCTCGCCAGCGCCCACGGCGCAAGTCGCCCCCTTCGTCCAGGTTCTCGGGCTTGAGGGCGCGATTCGCTTCATCCTCGCCTTCGGTGGTGCCGAGCTTTACATCGGCAAGAACCCTCGCGACACCAACGAGCTTGTGCAGATGTTCGGGCGCGAGGCCGTCGAGGCGCTGGCGAGCCTCGCCACGCTGCCACGGCGCATTCCCCTGGCGAAGCCATGGCTCGCCGCACATTTCCATGCGCAGGGCCTGTCCATCGCCCAGATCGCCCGCAAGCTGCGCATCTCGGATATCTCGGTCCGCACCTATCTGCGTCGCGAAGCCGAGAACCGCGAACGACTGCGCGCCGATGCGGAGCGCCGGGCCAGAAAGAGGACGTGAATCATGATTGAAGTCGAGTTCAACGATGCGGTTATCCGCCGTGCGTTTCAGGGGATAGAGCGGGCGCTTACCGACACTTCAGGCCTGATGAACGACCTTGGCGATTCGTTGCTTGCCTCAACGACAAAGCGATTCAAGGCTGGCGTGACGCCGGAAGGGGAGGCCTTCGCGCCGCGGTCGCCCGTGACGCTCGGGCGCTACGACAAGGCAGGCGAGCGCTACGGTAAGAAGCCTCTTTGGCGGCGCGGTGATCTTTACGGCAAGATCCACATGCAGGCCGAAATGGACGCCGCGACGATTGGGTCAAACGCCATTCAGGCGGCGATGATGCAATTCGGCGGCCGCAAGGCCGAGCATCCGAACCTCTGGGGTGACATTCCCGCCCGGCCCTTCATCGGCCTGTCAGACGAAGATCGTGGCAATGTGCTGGAAACCATCGACGAGTGGTTGCAGCGTGCTGCGGGCTCGCCCGAGTAG